GGCGTAGATAGAGAAAGTCTGCACCGAAGCAGTCAGGTTGACGATCTGCTGATGAAAGTGTGTTGACGCCGCCGTGGTGTCTTCGACCAGCTTATCTGCCGTCATAGTGCCGTCAGGCGCGGCTGTAGCGTCTGCTGTGACGCTGCTCTGAAACGGTATCCATGGCGCGGTGGCAAGCGTCTGCGACTGCAAAAGAAGGTTGGTGTGGAGGTCTTCAACCAACAGGCCCTTGTTCGTAATACGCGGCACGCCAGAACCAAAGTTGACGAGGGTTCCCGCTAAGGTCTGCGCGTAGCCCGTGCTGGCGCGCGTGAAACTCCAGCCGGGCGTGGATGTGATAGCCCCCACATCCGCGCCGTTGAACAGCGCGCGGTTCTGCGTGAAGTCCCAATAATGCAGCGGCGTGGCACCCAGCAGGGTGGTGGCCGTAGCGATCAGGCCGCCAGCGTTTCCAACTTGGCGTAGGCCGCCCCGCCGGAACGACTGGAGCCCAGCTCCAACCGTAATGATGTGGTCGCCATAAATCGGCATCAGCCCATGCTCGTGATGTCGAGGCCGCCAGAGCCGTCAGCGGCCCATACAACCTGCCACGCACATTTCGCGAAGCGGCCAGAGATTGAGATCGTCTCGCCAGCGGCAAGCGCGAGCGTCTTCACGGTCGCCGAGGCCGCCTCGCTGCCTGCGTTGAGGTAGGCGTCGTTGATGTCGTCGTTGTGAAAGATGACTTCGTCACGCGCGTTACTGGCCGCGAGGGCGGCCACGCTCGTCGTGGAGGAGTTGATGCGGGCCATTGGAGCCTCCCTGAACGCATGCGGCGCCGAAGTTTCCCCCGGCGCCGCAGACCACTTTATTGCCTAGCCCAACTACAGGTCGTTGTCGGGGATGTAGCAGATGATGACTTCCGCCACCCCAGCCGTCGCCGCCGTGCCGGTGACGGTGATATCGCACTGGATGCGCGTGTCCACGGTGACGACGTTGGTGACAACCTCGTCAAGCGGGACGAAGTTCAGTGCGGCAAGAGTGATTGCGGTCGCATAAAGGTCGGTGCCCGAGTCGGTCGAGGGGCCAACGTCGAGAGTGGTGGACGTACCGCCGTTGAAGGCGGTCGTGACCGCCACGCCCGAAATCGGGCGCAGGATGATCGAGCCAGCCGGGATAGTGCCAACTTCGAGGGTGAGCCCAACGTCGGAAAAGGTGATCGTGCGACGCAGGTAGTGAACCTGCTGCTCGTGAAACTGGCGTGCGGGTTGTGGCATGGTGATTCCTCCTTATGCCGCGTTGGCAGCGTAAGACGAGACCACGATGGTCGCGAAGTCGGAGCTGTTGAACACCGATTTCTTGACGCCGAAGATGTTGAGGGCGTTCTGCCCGTACTCCCGGTCGTAGTCGAACGTCTCTTCGCGAACACGCCACTCTTCGGGGCCGAAGCCCTGTCCGAATGCCATGACGAGGGCCTGAGCGCCGCAGAAGATCGCGCGGCGGACAGTGCTGATGGCTGCGCCGGTCGAGGAGTTGACCCCCTGCGGGACGCGGTTGGAGACGACGATGAGCACCTCGTTGTAGATGCCGAGGCCGCCCTTCCAGATCATCGACTCCTTGCCAGCGCCGCCCTGAAGCATCGCCTTCTGCAAGTCCATCCAGTTGTTGGTGCTGGTGGATGTGCGCAGCGACGTGACCTGCGTCGGGTGAACGAACATCACGTACTTCGCGCCGTTCGGCAGGCCCTTGATTTCGCGGATCGGAACCAGACCCGTCGAGCCGCCGGTCTCGGCAAGTTCACGAGCGCGGTCGATCTGCGAGAGGGTGAGTTCGTCGCCGGTCGAGTCGAGGTCTTGGTCGGCGGAGGTGCCAGATTCGGTCCACAGATGGCGGCCCGAAGAGGGCGCCGTGATGGTGTTGAAGCCGTTGAACTGGCCCTGTCCCGCGAGCGTGTTCGCGGGCGTGTAGCCAGCGAGGTGGTACATCGCGATTTCGTCCATGCGGGCCGCGTGCCAGTCAGCGAGCGCGTCGTTGCCTTCGCGTGCGATGTTGAACGGGACGCGCTGCTGGGCGAGCGTGGTGCGGTTGCGGTAGGCGTTGGAGAGTTCGCCGAGGACAACGTCATCCGTGAAGGTGCGGATGGTTTCTTCGTTGCCTTCCTGCGTCTGGTTCTCCGTCACGCCGTCAGCGCTGAACTGCATGCGCAGAGCCATGCGGACACGGTCGCCGGGACCCTTCTGGGTCTCGGGATTGAGCGTCACGAGCGAGGACTGGGAGTCCTTGATGTAGGGATAAATGACGGTGGCCTTGAGCGCTTCGCGAGCGAGACGCTTCGACCACAGCTTGACGACTTCGTTGTCGCCAACAGCATAAGTCTTGGTTGCCATGGGGCTTTGCCTGAATGCGGGGTTTCGGGGATCGGGAAACCGCGACGCTTCGAGCCCTCACATCGGGCGAGCATCCTTGCAGTTCTAGTCCGAAGCCCGATGCCGGTGGCAAACCGAGGCCCGCGAGGGGCGTGATCCGTACCGTGGATCAGTCGAGGCCCAGCAGCGCTTACACACTGCCGAGCACTTGCTTAATGACGCGAGTTCAGATTCTCGTCAAGCGGGGGTCTTGAAAATCACGCCATCTCCTTCGCGCGCCTGCCGCGCGAAGGGAAGAGATACGGTTCGTCGGGGATGACGAAGCCGCGCCGGGCAGCCTGCACGAGGTACAAATTCACGTCCGAGGGAAACACGATCCTTTCCGCGTCGCTCATCAGGTCGCTGATCTGGACGTTGGAGAAGCCCTGAAGCATCGCGTACTTCCACGCCACGAACTGGCGGTCGCCCAACTTGAAACTCGCATCGAGCACAGTCTCGTCGGAGACGCGGCGGGATTTGCGTTTGCGGAAGTGGTCAATCTCTTGGCTCAGCATCCGATGCTCCTCAGCAAATGAAGCGGATGCGGCGGGGTCAGGTTGGGGGCGTCCCCGCCGCATCCTGCGCGCCCGGCTGGACTAGACCGAACACGCAAATCCTCTCTAGGCGAGCCACCGTGCATCGTCAACGTGGGCTACGGGCCATACACAGAAAAAGGCCCCAGCAGTTTCCCGCCGGGGCCGCCGCTTCACTGCGATGTCGGGACTAGCCGCCCTTCTTGCCGCCCTTCTTCCCGCCTCCTTTTTTCTCGCCCATTTTGTGGTCCTTGCCCTTCTGTTTCATAGCGGTCTCCTTTTGCTATGGTTGACGAACCTATCGTTCCGTGATATGATGACTGCGTCATCGGGACAATCCGGTGACGATGTTTGACAATGAGGAGCTGACTATGACGACGACAAAATCGCGTCTGACCAAAGCCGAGCACGCTGAGATGGATGCGCTCAACGCAAAGAAGTTGGACGTGTGCGTGGGCTACAACGTGATCCGCCACTTCTTCGCGGAGAAGGCAGACGCCGAGCGCTTCCTAGAACTCATCGTGAAGTGGGGCGCTGACAGGCCGGTCTTTTACGGATCGGAGTGCGAGTTCCGAGTCGCTCCCAGCAACTGGAAGGGGAAAGAGAACCCCTGCTGGGAAGTAGCGGAAGGCTGACGAATGAATGAAGGCCCCGGCTTAACCGCCGGGGCTTTTCACTTTGCGCATTTCAGAGATCGGTATCTCGATGCACTTCTCGATGTCGAATGGATCGCCCCGATCCCGGCGACCGGCTTTCACGGTCTTCTCCATGTGGCGCTCGGTCAGACGCGCCCACACCAGAGCGTCGTCGTACTGGACGAACACCACCGCTGGCACATCGTCCAGCTCTGACAGCCGCCTCAGCGCCTCTGCCTTGGCGCGCGAGAGGATCAGCGTGTCGTACTTCTCCATCGGCACGCGGCGACGCTTGTGCTCCGCCCATGCTTCCGTCCTGCCAGCGCGAGACAGCTTGTAGTCGGCGCGCGAGAGCCGGGGCAGGCAGAGCACATCGCAGTCCCACGCGACCGCGACCTTCTTGGCAACCTCGATCTGCTCAGCCCTGTCTTCAAGTGTCTCGTAAACTGGGCGCGTCATCAGGCGACCCTCAGTGCCAGTCTGGGTAGCTGCTCACGCCATCACCGTCAGCGTTGACGATGGCGACGCACGCGACGTTCGGCAGGCGCATCAGCACACCCTGCCACTTCTCGACCGAATAGTTGTCGGTGACTGCGCGGATGTGCGCCTTCAGCCTGCGGTGATCGAACTTGGCAGCCTCATCGAGCGTCTTCACTGCGCACCAGATGCGGACCTTGAGGGTGGCCTCGCCGTTGCAGGTGACTTCAGTCAGTGTCTCGTATTGCGGGTTCTTCCGACCGAACATGCGGGCGGCTTGGCGTAGTATTTCCATCAGGCTCGGCTCTCGAAAGGTTCAGGATGCTCAAGGCCCCACGCAGAATTGCCTGAGCCCTTGCAGTCGATCATGTCGAAGCAGAGGATGTCCCTGCTCTCGTTCAGCTCGACCACGAACATGGGGTTCAGGTCTGGGCCGTAGTCGATCATGACGCGCGCGATGCCATCGCCTCTAGGCGTGACGACGAACAGCGGCGGGTTGAGCTGGAGGGCGATCAAGCCTCAGCCTCGGTGCGCAGCACAACCGCCTCGGCATTGCGTGCGTCTTCGTGCTGGGCGGCGATCCGGCGATGCTCGACCGCCAGATCGTACTCCGCCCTGAACGCCTTGATCGCTTGCGTTGTGTAGCTCATGCGATCCTCTGGCCGGGCGCGTCGGAAGTTGGCCGGGAACTTTACGACAGCCTTGCCGCCATGCAGGAAACCCGAGACCTTGACGATGAGACGAGCCGGGCCGCGTTCCTTGCCGAACAGCTTCATGCATCACCCCTGCCGCCAGCGCCCCACTTCGCCCACATCAGCAGGCCGCCGCAGATGCCCAAGGCGGCCAGAAGCAGGATGCCGATCAGCGGCCCGGCTGCGACCAGTTGGTCTACGCTCATGGCTCAGCCCTTCAGGAACTTCTCGGCCCACGAGTCGAACGCCGCGCCCTTCAGGTTAAGCCCGGCGCTGAGCGTCTCGGCGTCGTTGTTCGCAACACCGCCGCCGCCCATCGTGCGAGCCGACTGCTGGCCAGCCATCTGGGCGTTGAGCTTCGCCTGTCCGTTCGCCACGGCCTGACCCTTGGGCCTCCAGCCGGTCATCTGCGCCGCCTCCCACGCAACCTGCGCGGGGTTCTTGCCCTGATTGATCATCATGCTGGCCATGTTGACGGCCCAGTTGATGGCCATCTGCTCGGCCTGTGGTGTGGGCACGCCTGCCATCTCAAGGCGCTTCTGCTCGGTGTCCACGAGGTAGTTGGCGGCATCGTCGTAGTCTGGGTTCTTGTCGCGGAAGTCGGCTTCGTAGTCCTCGACGGTGGACTTGAGCTGGCTCACGAACTGCATCTGCTGATTGATCTGCGCCTGCTGCTGCATGCGCTGGCTCTGCATCTGCTCATTCCGCATGCGAAGCGCACGCTCGTACTTCAGGGCCTCGACCACGTTCTCTTCCGGGTCAGGAATCCGGCGCATGCGGGCGCGCTCCTGCGCGGCGGCAATCTGCTGCTGATACTGCTCGACCTGCTGGCGATACTGAATCGCCTGAGCCTCGACCTGACGACGGCGATTGCGCTCGGCGGCGGCTTGACCCTCCTTGTCGGCGAGCTTCGTGCGTAGCGCCTCGATCTCGGGGACATCGGCGGACTTGGGCGCGGTGTCGTTTGGCGCAGGCGAAGACGATGCGCCGGGCGCAGCTGTCGGCTGGAATCCATCATCGCCCGGCTCTGGTGTGAGCGGAGCCTTGTCTTCCATTGCCGCCAGTGCGGATTCGATTTCATTAGCCATGAGTGATCTCCTATGGGCTTCCGATAACCAGCTTGGGCGCCATCTCGGGCACGATCAGCTTGGGCTTGGTGAGGCGGTCGAGGCGGGCCTTGAGATCGCTGACCATCGTCATCAGCATCTCGTTCTCCATGGCCATCATGCCGAACAGGAGATACGGCTCGTCGTCCGCTTGCAGGTTGGCGCGCAGGATCAGGCGGTCGTAGGCGGCGGCCATCAGCGCCTTGTCTTCTTCGCCCATCACATGCCTCCGCCCGGAGGCATCATCCCTGCGGGAGGCATGCCGGGCATCGCCCCACCCATCTGTTGCCGGATCATCTGCTGGGCCATCTGCATGGCCTGCTGGGGCTGCATGCCGGGGTTCTGCTGCATGAGCGACTGGGCGATTATGATCGCCTGCTGCATCAGCTGCTGCATGGGGTCCTGCTGGGGCATGGGAGGTCCCGGCGGAGGCATTCCGCCTTGGGGCGGGCCACCCTGCATCGGCGGACCCGGTTGCGGCGGCTGGGGCGCAGCTCCGCCCATGGGTGGCGGCGGGCCGCCCATTCGTGACATCAAGCCCATCGTGTATCTCCGGTTTGTCGAAGTTTCGGATGATCCCGTGGCCCCGACAGAGCCGCCTCAATTTCACATTGTCTCAAGGATTTTGAGCATCGACTTGAGCTGACGCTTGAGCTGCTTGGCCTGCTCGGCCCTGTACTCTTCGACCAGATCGTGATTGTCCGCTTCGAGTATGTGAGCGACCATCTCCCGCACGCGATCTCTCGCGCTCGCTTCGGACAGGAGGAGAAGCTCCTCCGCGTCTGCGTCGAGTTCTTCTTGTTCTTCCCTTTCCTTGAGGCGGCGGGCCTCTTCGGCTTGGGCCTGCATCGCCGCAAGGCGAGCCTCTAGACGATGAAGCTCGACGCGCCGCTTGTCGCTGTACGCCTTGATCTGGGTAACGGCGCGCTCAGCGTTCTCGCGCGCAAAGGCGATCCGCTCGACTCTCTCGTCCAGCGCTTCGAGGATGCGCGTCTTGCCACTGGCGCGCGGCGCGCTGATCTGGACCGGCGGCCCCTCGACCGGCGCGGGCTCTGGCCCAAACTCGGTAAACTCTGGCCTGCGCCGACTCTTGCCGAAGCGTCGGATCAGCCTGCCGCCAAGCGTCCGACCAGAGCCCGCGCCACCAAGCGTGAACGCGCTAAGTGTTACGCTCGCCGTGCCGCTTGTGGCGGACGCTACAGTCTGCGCGCCGGTTCCAGCCAGCGTGAATGCGCCGAGCGTTGGCGAGCCGACGCCTGCGAACGACTGTGCGCCGACGCCGCCGAGTGCGAATGCGCCGAGCGTTACCGCGCCAGCGCCAGTGAAGCTGTTGACGCCCGTCGCGCCGAGTGCGAATGCGCCGAGTGTCGCCCCAAGTGTGCCGACTGTCGCGTTGACGCCGCTTTGCGCGCCCGTCGCGCCGAGCGTGAACGCATCCAGCGTGACAGCGCCGACACCTGCGAAAGACTGTGCGCCCGCACCCGTCAGCGTGAAGTTGCTAAGCGTTACGCCCGCCGTGCCAGCAAACGATTGCGCGCCGACTCCGCCGACCGCAAACGCGCCAAGCGATGCCGCGCCCACGCCCGTGAATGATTGTGCGCCTGCGCCACTGAGCGTGAACGCATCAAGGGTGACGCTGGCCGTGCCAGTGCCGCCAGATGCGCCAGTGCCGCTGACACTGAACGCATTGAGCGTTACAGCGCCGACACCTGCGAAAGACTGCGCGCCGACGCCGCCGAGTGCGAATGCGCCGAGCGTGACGCTGGCCGTGCCAGTGCTTGCCGAAGCGATTGCAGCGGCACGCAGCGAGAGCGTGATGCCCAGATAAGCCGACGAGGTTTGGGCTGCCGTCGAAGTGCCCGTGGCGCCCGCGAACAGCTTGAGGCCAGCCGCGACGAAAATGCCGCCGCCTCTGGCGGTGGCGACGGTCTGATCGTGCAACTCGCCGCTTGTGCCGAAACCCGTGAAATTAACGCCGGTAAAAGTAAGCGACGTGCCGCTTGTGATGGTTCCGGTCGTCGCTGCCGAGAGCGTGATCGTGTTTGTGGCAATCGCCGTGACGCGCGTATTGGCGGGGATCGACGCCGATCCCGTAATCGTCATCCCAACTGCGACGTTCGCGATGGCGTTCAGAAGGATCGTCGTCGCGCCTGACGCCACCGCCCCGTTACAGGTCTGCGAACGCGCGCTGAGCGGGTTGCCTGTGACCGAGTTGGACGAGATGTTATCGCTGTCCAGAGCCATGCAGTGGACGACGACCGCATCGTCCGTTGCGGTCGTAATGCCCGGCATGGTCAGCGTAGCGTTCGCCGCCGCCGAGGTAGTCGTCGGCGTGACCCCGTCCAGTGGCGTCGTCGTATCGACGCCACGGAAGCCGAAGATCATCGAAACGGCGTGACCCGCGCCGGTCGTCGTGACCGTAGGGGCCGCATCGCCTGACACCCACGCGCGCGTGTAGACGGCAAGGCGCACGCCGCCTGCATTGTTGGCCGTGCCTCGGTTAAGAGGCGATCCCGTTACCTGCGTCCAGCCGGCGCTGACCGAGACGCTTGCGCCCTCGGTTTCGACGACGAGGACCATAAAGTCCCCGGCCTGCATTGAGGCGGGGATACCCGGCGCCGCGCTCGTGGTGCCCGAGGCAAAGCTGCCTTTGTTGACGAAGCTGATCGCCATAGTGGACCCTCTTTAGGCGATCAGCTCCCAAGAAACGACGTGACCGTTGTCAATCGGAACGTCGTGCGGGTTGTCATTCACGCCTGCCCACCACTGGCTGTCGGCCCAATATGCGTCGAGCACCAAATCGTTCGACAGTGTGATGGTGACGAGCCATCCTTCGGGCGGCGTCTCTGCGGGAAAGGCTGGCATGTTAGGCGTTAGGCGCGGTGATCGTAAAGGCGGTGATGGTGAACGTGACGCCAGACGTGAAGCTCGCGCTATCCACCACGAGATCGAACGTGCCGACGCCGACCGTGCCGTCTATGTGCCCCGTGGTGGCGCCGCTGTTCCAGATGCGGAAGTGCGTCGCCGTGCCGGTCCCGCTCGCCGTGGCGGCCCACGTTCCCGACAGCGCCTTGGTGCCGCCTGACGCCCCCGCCATCCAGTCTGAGGGAAGGGTTTCTTCCCACAGCAGCGCGCCCGAGATGGCATCTTGAGGGCTGGCGGGCTGCGTGCCGCTATAGATGCGGATGATCGGAGCCGTGCCAATCGTGGTCTCGATCTGGTCGAGGATGGCGTTGCGGACGCCTAAGCTCAGTTTCAGGTTCAGTGCCATGGCTTAAAGCCCCTTGTTGAATTTGTCGTTGGTTATTCGAGGCCGACAGGCCGACCGTTGGCGTCCCTGACGATCTTCTTCGGGGTCTTCATCACCTCAGCCAGTTGAGCGAGCCCCTTCGAGATTTCACCCCACTTCTCGCCCGAAGACGATTGTGCCTTGGGTGGCGGGCCGGAGACGCGCTCCTTGGCGGCGCCGTCACTCTGGCGAATGTCGGCTTCCATGCTGGCGTGGCGGTCGTCCTGCTCCATCTTCCGGGCGTTATGGGAGGCGTTAATGACAACCTCCTTCTCCTTGATGTCCATCTCGCGCCCGCGCATTCCCAGCTCGGCTTTCTTCAGCTCCAGCTCCATGCGCTTGATCTCCAGCTCGGCGCGCTTGATCTCCGTCTCCGTCTGCATGCGCTGGATGTCGGCTTGGATTTTTGCGCCGTCGTTCTGCTCGCGCATCTGCGTCTCGCGGGCGCGGAGCTGGGCCTCCTGATTGGAGTTGTTCTGCTCCATCTGGGTCTTGGCCATCTCGATCCTGACCCACTGGTTCTCGACTTCGAGCTTCTGGTTCGCGCCTTGCAGCTTCGACATCTCGATTTGCATCTTCATGTTGGCGGCCTGCGCTTCCATTTGGATGCGTTGCTGATCCATCTGCATCCGCTGCTGATCCATCTGGGCCTGCATCTGCATCTTCTGCATGTCGGCCTGAGCCTTGGCAGACTCGCCCTTGGCCCTCTCCTCATCCGGGTTGGGCGTGGGCGGCATCTGGGCGACCATCTGCTGCACCTCGGAGACGAGCGCGGTCGGCAGTGGTGAGAACTCCATGAACTTCATCCACACCGCAGGCGGCAGGTTGAGCTTCGCGAGGATCGGGGCTCCGAACATCATCAGGAACTGGAAGACCTTGTCCTTCTGGTTCGGCCCGGTCGGCGCTTCATCGACGACGGTGTCGAAGCGCGCAGTGTTCGGATCACGGAGCAGCGGCAGGTATTGCACGTTGCCGGTGCGTCCGATGATCCGCACGAGGCGGCCATCGGTCATGTACTTCTGGATCAGCTTGAGCAGGTGGCGGCCATGCACCTTGCGGTAGCGGCGCAGCGAGTTGAAGAACGCCTTCAGCACGCCGTAGGCGGCTTCCTTGCGCTGCACATCGACGACGCCAGCCTGCTCGCGGTCGATGATGCCAAGCATCTCGTTGTTGACGCCTGAGACGCCCTGCACGGCCTCCTGTGCGATGGCGAGGAGCTTGTCGATGCCCGGCGGCGTGTTGTTGACGGGCTTGGGCGTCACGCGCCCGGCTGCCATGGCGCCGTTCTTGACCCACACGATGCTGTCGCTGGCAGCCCAGTCGGCCTTGGCCTGATCCGGGTCCTCGAATGCGTCGATCTCGGCGATGAGGCCGCCCTTGGCGTTGTTGTCGATGATGCGCTGGGTCTGGCTGATCTGCTTGTTGAGCAGCTTCTGCGGCTCGATCATTGGGCGCACGATGCCGTACCAGACGCCCTTGTTGCGATCCAACTTGCCGGTGATGAACTTGTAGGTGAACTCTTCATCGGGAAGCGGCGTCGCCTCGACCGTGCGAGCGCCGACGCGGAAGGCGCGGTAGTAGCGGCGAATCTTGACGCTGTAGCTGCTGCCCTCCAGCTCGGGCATCGCCTCGATCAGGCGCTGGTATTCCTCGTCCTTGATGTCCTCGATCTGCCCCGTGCGCGGGTTGAGGACGCGCCATATCTTGTCGAGCGCAAACCACTGGTACTCAGTGACCCAGACTTGATCGCCATCCTCAACGTCGCTGTCGCCTTTGGCGTAGGCCGAGCCGGGATAGTTCTGGTGCGGCGTACCAACGCCACGCGGGCTCTGGCCACCCTCGCCCTCGACGCCGAAGCGGAGCTTGGCCTCCTCTGGCGTGAACGGCTTCTTGCGCCGGATGTACTGGGCGTCAGCAGCGCCGGGGCGCGTGCCAGACGGGTCTACGCGCATCTCCATCGGATCGACGCGCATTATGAGCGCCACGCCCTCTGGATCGGTCTCGTAGTCCATGCGGGTCTCGGTGACGCCCATGCCGCAGATGACGCAGTCGCGGAAAGCCTCGCTCTCCTCGTCAGCTGCGTCGCACTCGTCCCTGACCCACTCAGCCGCCGACGTGAATATCTCGTTGACCGCCGCGTCCTGCGCCTTGCCATCAGGTCCCTTCGACGACATCTCGCGCGGGTAGTAGCGAACCTCTTGACGGTTCGTCATCTCCGAGCCGCAGACAGCCGACACGATGGCGTCGATGCGGTTCACGCTGATGGTGGTGAGGCGAGCCTCCTCAGCTGCGCTCTCTGCGTCCTTGTCCCACTGTCGCCCGGCGACGATGTCGTAGCATTCCTTGGCTTCATCCGCCCACGCAGCCCAGTGGCCGTCGAGGCGCTTGTCCCAGTTGTTGAACTGCTTCTCCAGCGTGTCTGGATTGAGGTTCGGGTCCTGCTGATCCTGCTGGCTTTGGGCGCGCTTGGGCGCCGCCGGGACCAAGGTCTCAGCGCCATTGGCGTACCCAGTTTCCAAGGATCAGCTCCCGTGGTGCAGGTTGGTGTTGATGCGGAACTGGGCGGTGCAGAGGCTGCCGAGCAGATGCACCTGATCCCACTTCGAGGGGGCGATCAGGCCGTCCCATGAGGACTGGTCGGAGTAGGTGGATGCGAACACGAGGCCCTGAAGGTCGCCAGACTCAGCCTGAGCGAGCAGGTTCTTCAAAATGGTGACGATCTCTTCGTTAGGCATTCCAGCGCGCTGATCCGAATTCAGCGACCTGCCGGGCATCGGGATCACGGACATGGCTGCCCCCAAAACAAACGGCGGCCCCTTGGGAGGGCCGCCGCAAGACGCAGATGGGTGGTGGAAGTGCAGGTCATACAACCCGCAGACTGCCTATCTGACGTAACTCGGGGCGTCTGTCTAGTGCCGCCACCCCTCATCAACGTCCCAGATCGGCTTGGAGCCGGGCGGCATGCGCGGAGGGTTGTCGCGGTCGCATGGATTGCAGTCTCGGCAAGGCTGGCCAGCGCCGCATGTGCAGCCCTCGGCGTTCCACGCCTTGTCGGTGTGGTTTTCGCAAACCCAGCCTTCGTCGTTGCAGGTTGGACAGGCCATCAGCCCTTCACTCGCAGGGGCGCGAAATGGTCGTCGATCAGCGCAGCGAGGCAACGGGCGCAGACTTGCTTCCGCATGGGGAGCGCCTTCGGCATGCACGAGGGCGAGCCATCCGCGATCTGCGCCGCCATCAGCAGCTTGTGCATGTCAATCACGGCGGTCTCGATCTCGCCGTGCCTCGCGCAAACGTACTCAGTCA